CTTCGTGGCGCTTTTGACCTTGAAGCAAAGAACCCAAAACTTTTGGAAAATCACGATTCAACGCAGTTGCGTGGCGTTGTGACTGAACTTGCAGATTCAGAAGAAGGACTTTTGTTCACTGCAAAGTTTGCCAAGACCAGAGCATCAGACGATGCAATTGAACTTGTCAAGGCAGGTGCTTACGACTCCGTGAGTGTGGGCGCTATCCCACTCAAGTTCACTATGAAAAAAGACGGAACAATGCTTGTCTCTTCAGCATCGCTAGAAGAAATCAGCCTTGTCGCTTCACCGGCATTCAAGGATGCCATCATCACAGAAATCGCTGCTTCGGAACCTGAAGAAGAAGCAACCGAAACCCCCAACAACGACACTTCCGAGGAGGAAACCATGTCACAAGAAAACCCAGTCGAAGCCTCCCAGCCCGACGTTATTCAAACAACACCAATTTTCGCATCTGCAAAGCGTGAGTTCATCATGCCAACAGCAGCCGAATACATCTCTGCTGCTTTCGTCGGTGGCGATCAGTGGCGAGCAATGAGCGAAGGTCTTCGTGCAGCAGCACCAAACGTTGTCACTTCAGACATCCCTGGTGTTCTTCCACTTCCAATCGTTCAGCCTGTTTACAACAACTTCATCGGTCGCCGTCCAGTTATCGACGCAATCGGTGCAAAGGCAATGCCTGCAGGTGGCAAAGTGTTTATCCGTCCAGAAGTAACAACGCACACTTCAATCGGCAACCAAGCAAGCGAAAACTCAGCGCTTACCCAAGGAACTTTTGTCATCACAGACAACCAAGTAACCAAGGCCACATACGGTGGTTATGTCACTTTGTCAGAACAATCAATTGACTGGTCACAACCTGAAATCATCGGACTTGTCCTTGACGACATGGCTCGCATCTATGCAAACGAAACAGACAACGTCGCAGCCGACAACCTTGCTACCGGAGCATCAGTTACTCGTAACTTCTCTGGCGCATCAGGTGCTGATCCTGCGTACTGGGTTGAATGGATTTACGGCGCAGCGTCAACAATCCTTTCGTCAAGCAATGGCAACTTGCCAACGCACTTGTTCTTGTCTCCCAATGTGTGGGCGTCGCTTTCGTCGCTCAGCGACACGGCCGACCGTCCGTTGTTCCCAAATGTTGGGCCAATGAACTCATTCGGTGGTTCAAACGCAAACTCAACTGACATGATGGCTTTCGGCCTCAAGGTTGTTGTTGACCGTAACTTTGCTGCAAGCACAGTCATCGTTGGCGACCCATCTGGTTATGAAATCTTTGAACAGCAAAAGGGTGCACTCAGCATCGACGTTCCGTCAACAATGAGTCGCACAATCGCATTCCGTGGCTACCTTGCAACGCTCATGATTGACCCAACCAAGTTTGTCAAGGCTGCTTTCGTCGCCTAAGACGTACTGACTACTAGAGGAACTGAAGAACCATGGCCACTTATGATCTAGCGTTTCACACACGCCTAGATGGTGTTGTGGTTCTTCAGACCTTTGTAGAAACTGGTATCACCGTTGGCGATGTTGTCACCATCGCTGGCGCTGGCCACGATCTAAACGGCACACACACCGTTCTTTCAACGCAAGACTTCGAATACATTGGCGAATCGGATGAGGGCGATTTTGAGTTTGACAACAATGTCATTCGTCTTTATCAGTTCCTTAGCCGTGACGCTGGTAATGATTTGGAGCGTTCTGTTGCGACAGGTACTGTCACATTCACACCGTCTGTATCGTGGATTCAGGCTTCCGATGTGACAAGTTGGTTAGGGATTGACGTGGCTACTGCTAACGACACGGCCTTCATAACGGTCTGCGTCAATGCCACCAACAACTGGTGCTTCAGAAAGCGTCGTGAGGCTGGTTACACAGACTCGATGACAACAGTGCCCGGTGCCGATGTGAAACTCGGTGCAATTATGTATGCAGCAACTCTCTACCGTGAGCGTGGCTCTGCAGATTCGTTTGCATCATTTGACGCAATGTCTTCAATACCCATCCCTTCAACCATGGGTCGCATTATGTCTCTCATTGGTTGTGGCCGTCCACAGGTCGCCTAATGGCTGCATCTGGAATCCTTGTTGACGCAGTGAACGCAATCAAAACAGCGTTGACAGCGTTGGGTTTGAAACCAGTCACAGACCCACGCAACGCACGCCCCATGTCTGTCTTTATTGAATTACCAGTGATGACTTCATGGACTTACAACGTGGGCGACTTTCGCATCCCAGTGCGCATACTTGCAGCCCCTCCTGGCAACCAAGATTCAGGTGACTACCTGATGACCACGGTTGACACAATCATGAACTCTTCCATTGCCGTAGTAGATGCCCGACCGGGTAATGCTTCTTACGGTGGGCAAGACATACCAACATACGATTTGACTGTGGCTATCACAGTTAGACGAAACTAGAAAGGTCAGAAATGGCAACAACAACATTCCTCAGCAATGCAACAATCAACATTACGCAGGGCGCAACTTCATACGATTTGAGTGACCAAGCAAATCAGGTGACTTTGACTATCGGTCAGGACGCTCTTGAATCAACAGCATTTGGTGACACTGGCCATCGCTTTGTTGGTGGCCTCCAGACCATTGACGTCTCAATCGACTTTTTCCTTTCCTACGGTGTAGGCGAAGTCGAAACAGCACTTGCAGCAATGGTTGGTCAAGGCAGCACAGTATTGACAATCAGCCCATCAGGAGTAACCGAATCAGCGTCTAACCCTGAGTACGTCATCACTAACGCAATGCTGCAAAACTTCACGCCTATCAACTCAACCGTTGGTGAACTCGCAACCGTCACGGCTTCCTTTACTGGTGGCACATGGGTTCGAGACATCACGCCGTAATCAAAGGACAGAGGGAAACAATGAAAATCCAACTACGCATCACGCCCAACGAAGGCGATCCATACGAACTAGAAACCAACTTGTTCGTCATTGTCGCTTGGGAACGCAAGTTCAAACAAAAAGCCTCAACGCTTGCTAACGGCATCGGCATCGAAGACCTTGCGTTCATGGCGTATGAATGCTGCAAACAAAACAACATTCCAGTTCCAGTTTCATTTGACGAATACATCAAGAAAGTCAATGCCGTTGAAGTAGTTGGTCAAGAAGACCCAAAAGCCACCGAAGCAACAGTTACCGAAGAGCCTTAGCAGAGGTACTTGTTGCGACAGGGTTTTACCCCCCACAAATAGAATTTGAAGTTGACGATCTAACGACAGTCATTGAGATTCTGAACAACCAGCAGAAAGCACAACGGAAATGACAGCATCAGCCTCCATAGAGATAGCAGGTCTGAAAGAAACCATCCGTTCGCTGAACAAAGTTGAACCGGGGCTTCGTAAAGAGTTCACAAAGAACGCCAACGAAATCGCCCAGCCTGCTATTCAAGAAGCCCAAAAGGGCTACGCCAAAATTCCATTATCAGGCATGGCTCGCAACTGGACAGACAAATCAGGACGCAAAATCTTCCCATTCTCTGTGGCTAAGGCACAGTCAGGGGTCAAGTTGAAAGTGGACGCTGCAAGGGAAGCCGTCAGCCTTCTTTACATCACACAGACAAACGTGGGTGCTGCCGTGTTCGAGGCTGCAGGGCGTAGCAACCCCAACACCCTAGGAGACTCTCTAGGGCCACTCAAACCCAACCAGACGAGAGTTCTTGGGCCTGCTGTCTATCGGAAGCGTGGCGAAATTGAAAAGGCTTTACAACGCCTCTCAATGGATGCCATTCAGCGAGTCCAGAAAGAAATGAACTAATGGCACTTGCAATCCCCATCATCTCAACCTTCGACGGTGGAGGTGTCTCCAAGGCAATCAACGAATTCAAAAACCTTGAAGGCGCTGGAAAGAAAGCCCAGTTTGCTATCAAGAAAGCAGCCGTTCCTGCTGCAGCAGCATTGGCTGGCATCGGTGCAGCATTATTTAGTGCCACAAAAGACGCAGTTGAAGACGCTGCAGCGCAAGCAGAACTAGCACGACAACTCACAGCGACCACAGGTGCTAACGACAAACAGATTGCCAGCGTTGAGGAATGGATTAGCGCACAAGGTCGAGTTCTTGGTATCACCGATGATGAGTTACGCCCGGCATTGGCTGGTCTTGTCCGTGCTACAGGATCAGTTACAGAAGCGCAAAAACTGGCAACTCAGGCTTTTGATTTAGCAGCGCAAAAGGGTTTGCCACTGGAGACAGTCACAAAAGCATTAGAAAAGGCTTACGGTGGCAACCTCACAGCCTTAGCAAAACTCGCCCCTGAATACCGTCAGATGATCAAGGACGGCGCATCCTTTGAGGATGTTATGTACGCCATCGGACTTGCGACAAACAATGCTGCAACTGTTGCAGCGAACACTGCAGAAGGCAAGTTCAAGCGTTTCCAGATTGCAATGAAAGAAACCAAAGAAGCAGTTGGAAACCTAATTACTCCAATTGTCGAAGCGCTCTTGCCA